AGCAGCAATATCAGTAGGAATAAATAGTAAATCTGTTAATATAGATGCAGATGAGTATGTTTGTATTGATTCTAAGAAAATATTCTTAGGAGAAAAAGCAAGAACAGCAGTAGAATATAGTGCACAACCGGTACTATTAGGTAAAAATACTGTTGATCTTTTAGAAGATTTTATAAAAGCAGTAGAAAACTTTGCTAGCTTTTTAGTAACCCCTTCAGGATTACAAGCAGCCCCTGCAATAGCAGTAGCACAGCTAAAGAAAGAAGGCGGTATCTTATTTGCTAGAATAAAACCATTAAGAGCTCGGTTGAAAGAATTAAAATCTAAAAAAGTATTTACAGAATAGTATGCCATTTATAACTATACCGGAATCAAAGGTAACTGCTTTTATAGGAAGTAAGATAGGAGGATTGCAAGCCCAACTACAAGATAAGGTGCAACAGAAAATCCAATCTACAATATCAACTTTTGTACAAGCAAATGCATGTCCTAAACAACAAACTTTAGATAAATTAGTTAAATCAAAACAAACTTTATCTGATCTTACAGAACGTTCTAGAAAAATTATAGATACATATAAGGCTTTACCAAAAAAGCTAAAACCACCTATAGATACTCTAGATAAGTTAATAAAAGTTCTACTTGTATTACCTATTCCTCAAGCTGTTCCTCCAGGTATTGGTCTACCTATATCTATATCAAACAAATATTCAGACTTAATTAACAAGTTAAGAGAATTAGTTAAACAAACAAAAGAAACTATAGATGGAATTGAAGCTCTTGTAGATACAACTTTTTTTGATAATCTTTTAAATGATATTAATTCTAAGTTATCCTTACTTGATAGTCCGATTGCATTCTGTAGTATAGAAAATGAACTCAAAGATAGCCTAACACCGGAAGAATTATCTAAGTTAGGGTTAGTAGATATAGGTGGGAATTTTATTATTTCAAGATTAGTCCCAAGACTAGTACAAGAAACTTTAATTGATCCAATTAAGTATGCAGACAGTGTAGAAGATGGAAGTAACTATGGAAGAAACTGTTTTAGAGGTCCTTATAAATCCGGAATAATATATATTCATACAGATGAGAGAAGAGATATCGTAGAAGGATTAGATGGAAACAAATATATAGTAAATAATAGAGCAAAAAACGGACTTGATACCTGGTTAAATCCTTTAACAGGTTTAGATTGGTTACTATATGAAATTAATACTCAGAAACTTCTAGAGGACCTTTTAAATAGACTCTCGAATACTAGTCTAGTAAATAGAGGATTACTAGATAGTATTAAAGTTAATTTAGGAAGTTACAAAATACAACTACAACCAGCCCAGACTGGGCTATATAAAGCTAGAAACGGAGTTGAATTTTTAATTGAAGTTATAGATGATACAACCTCACCTTCTATAGCTAAAAGACGCTTTGCAGTAGCTAGAAACTCTCAAGGAATAATCGTAATGAAAGGACAGCCTTCTTTTGCTAGTGATGCAAACGTACTGGTACGGGAGATTAGATTCAGATTAGACCAATTACAATAATAAACTTTAATATACTAACTATTTATAAATATGAAACTAGAAGAACTTAGGAAAGTTATACGAGAAGAAGTAGAAAAAGCATTTAAAGACCAGCTTAGAGAGGTATTAATCGAAGCTGTTAAGATTGCCAGTAACCCTACTTCTTTGCAAACTGAACAAAAAACAGAAGCTAAGCAGGTTACTAATTTTAAAGCACCTGCTCCGCAGCCTAAAAAGTATGTTCCAACCGGTAACCCGATCGAAGATATGTTACAAATGACAAGAGCAAGTATGACATCAGCCGATGCAGCAGCTATTATGGGAAGGAGCTCATATGCCAAGCATGGCTAGCACAGTAGCACATCAGATGAACTTAGAAGGCGGTAGTCAACCAGGAATAGATTTAAGCCAATTGCCTTTTATAGGTAAAGCAAAACAGATATTAGAAGCTGCTAATCAGAAAGATAAACAACGTAAAGGAATAGAATAATGGCATTTGATGTAAAGAAAATAAATCCATTAGACAGACAGCCAAGAAAAGCTGTAGGTGTAAATCTACCTTTTTCTGGACAAGCTGTTTTCAATTCTAACTATCTTACTAAAGATGCAGTTAGAAATAACCTAATCAATTATTTTCTTACAGGTAGGGGTGAAAGATATATGAACCCGTCATTCGGTAGCGGACTACCTTCAGAACTATTCGAACAAATAACAGAAGATAAATTAAATGTTTTAGGAATGAAAATAAGAGACGAACTTAGACTCTACTTTCCTAAAGTAGTATCACAAGACTTATCTTTAGTAGCAGACCCGGATAAAAACTCAATTGAATTCTATTTAAAGTATAGTATCTTAGATAGTAATATTGAAGATGAAGTAATTATTAATATTCAGCAATAATGGCCCAAGAAAGAGACATAAAATATATAAACAGGGATTTTGGTAATTTTAGAGAACAACTCGTAGAATTTGCTAAAAATTATTTTCCTGATACCTATAATGATTTTTCACCAACATCACCAGGTATGATGTTTATAGAAATGGCATCATATGTAGGAGATGTACTTTCTTTTTATCAAGATACACAACTTCAAGAAACTTTCTTACAGCACGCTAAAGACCCAGCTAATTTATATAACTTAGCTTATATGATGGGCTACCGTCCAAAAAGCACTAGCGTATCAGAAGTACAAATTGAAGTTACACAAAAAGTAAACGCAGTAGCTACTAACTACTTACCTAACTGGAATCAAGCATTAGTGGTACAGCCTAATACACGTTTACGTGCTACTACTTATGGTGATCCTAAATTTATAATTAATGATAAAGTAGATTTTTCATACTCAAGTTCATTAAATCCAACAGAAGTTAGAATTGATAGTATAGCAAATGGATACCCTGCTGAGTATAGGCTTGTAAAAAGAGTAGGAGCAATATCTGGGGAATTAAAAGAATCTGTTCAAATAATAGGAAGTGCAGAGAAGTTTTTAACATTATCTATTGAAGATACAAATATTGTAGGAGTCTTAGATATTACAGACAATGATGGTAATACATGGTACGAAGTACCTTTCTTAGGACAAGATACAATATACGAAGAGCAAAGTAATACTGCTACAGACAAGAATTTAGTACCGAGTATACTACGTTTAAAGAAAGTTCCAAGACGATTTGTAACAAGATTAACCTCTCAAGGTAATCTAAATATACAATTTGGAGCAGGAGTTAATGTTAGTAATTCAAATGATGAAGTATTTTTACCAGACCCTACAAATGTAGGAATAGGTACTAATCAAGGGTTAAGTAGATTAGATTTTGCTTATGACCCATCTAACTTTTTATTCTCTAAATCATACGGAATCGCTCCATCTAATGTAACCTTAACTATTAGGTACATAGTAGGAGGTGGTATTTCATCAAACGTACCTGCAAATACTATTAATATTGTAGAACAAGTAACAGTAACTGCCCCAGATCAAAGCAAAGCAAATACATTAACTTTTAATAATGGACAACCAGCAGTTGGAGGACGAGACGGAGATTAAGTAGATGAGTTGAGACAGAATAGTTTGAGAGCTTATTCTGAACAAAATAGAGCAGTAACATTGCAAGATTATGCAATTAGAAGTCTATCACTACCTGCGCTATATGGATCTATTTCAAAAGTTTATGTAACACAAGACCAATCTACTAATGCTAACGTACTAGGTGGAGCTTATGATTCAAATCCATTAGCATTATCTTTATACGTATTAGCTTATAATTCAGAAAAACAAGTAATACAGGCTACAGATAGTTTAAAACAAAATTTAAAAACATACCTATCTCAATATATGTTACTTACTGATGCAGTAAACATAAAAGATGCTTTTATTGTGAACGTAGGAATGAAGTTTGAAATTATAACATTACCTAATTTCGTATCAAGAGATGTACTATTAGCATGTAATACAGCTTTAATAGAACACTTTGATATATCTAAATGGTCTATAAATCAACCTATTAACATATCAAGCATATATACATTATTAGATAGAGTGAAAGGAGTACAAAGTGTTGAGAAGATTTACTTTGAAAATAAAGTAGGTGATAACTACTCACAGTATGCATATGATATAAAAGGAGCAACAAGGGGTAACATGGTTTACCCATCTTACGATCCATGTATTTTTGAAATTAAATTTCCTGAAATAGATATTCAAGGACGAGTAACAACATTATAAAATGGCAATATA